GGTCATTCTGATTTAGTTGAGCAAGATCCCTTTTACAAAATTTGGTCTCAAGTCACCTGGGAAAACTTTCACGAGCTAGAAAATTTCAAGACATCAGGGTTGGGGGGAGCGCAATGGCCTAAACTTGTAGCTATTCCTTTTGAACACGTAGAAGAATATATTATACAAAACTTAAGGAGAGCATATTAATGAATATAGAGTTTGTAGGAAAATTTTATGATAATCACTCTTTAACAATAATTAATCGTAGTATTGCTCTATTGTTAAATGACATGGAAGATATTAACCTTTACATCACACCTTTAGATCAATACAACCCTGATACTAAACTTGATAAAGAAGTCGTTAAGAAACTTAAAAAGATTGCGAACAAGGTTAATAATACACATCCTGAGATACAATTGAGACACGCTTATCCGCCGATATGGCAGTGGCCAGTCAATAATGATACAAAAGTAGTGTATATTCAGCCTTGGGAGTATCCAAAAATACCTTTTGAATGGCAATACAAGTGGGAAACTTTTGCTGACCACATTATTGTACCATCAAACTTTATCAGAGATATCGCAATTAGAGGAGGGTTGAATCCAGACTCTATAACTGTTGTACCAAACGGATACAACCCAGATCAGTTTAATAAAAATAATAATACTGTGGCACCGTTTGGAATTGATCCAAATAAATTTAATTTTGTGTATGTCGGTAACTCTCAGTGGAGAAAAGGATTAGATCTTATCATCAATGCTTGGCATAAGTGTTTTAAATCTTATGATAACGCACGATTAATTATTAAAGATAATCCATCTATATACGGTAAAAATAATGTTCTAAATGAAATTATAAAAATGCAATATAAAACAAATTGCGCTGCTGTTACGTATATTGATGATAACTTACCAGATCACACGATGGCTGATATTTTTAAGTGTTCAAAAGTGGTTGTACATCCTTATCGTGCTGAAGGCTTTGGAATGCATATTCAAGAAGCTGTAGCTTGTGGATGTGTTCCTATTTTACCTGATAAAGGTCCTCATCAAGATTTCATTCCTGATAATATAGGCTTACGAATTCCAACACAACCTAAAGCTGTAGATATTACTTCTGGAGAGATCTTTGCACAAAAACCGGGAGATGCATTTACATTGATGAGCTCTCACACATTTATTAATGAACCAAGTGGACAACATTTAGAAAAAACACTACAATGGATATACCAGTCTCATGATAAAAAATCTTACTTTGAGGCTGTGCAGAATCTTGATTTGCAAAATACTTGGCACAATGTGGCTAATCACTACGCGGAGGTATTAAAAAATGTCGCAGGAAAAAGAATACAACCTAGACGATTTAGATAGATGGTTTGAGGAGCTTGAAACAGAACTTGAAGCTAACAAAGATGAAAATGAAATTGCGAGATTAGCTCAAAAGGTTTTAGATAAACATAATCCATCACTAGAAGATAAATTACTACAAGATTTTCACGGACACGCCCCGATTATTGATGAATCTTACTCTGGTCAGCTTCCAACTATCACTCCTAAAGCTCAAATTTTTATTACTCAGAACTTAGAAAAAGAGCAGTATTTTAAATTTTCAGTTTACGGTGGTGGGTGCTCAGGTTTTAACTATTCTTTTGACGTAACCTCAGAAATTACAGATGAAGATATTAAATTTTCAGACTCACCGCCAGCTTTAGTAGATCGTGAGTCTCTTCAGTTTTTATATGGAACTACTATAGATCTAGAAGACAAAGGGATGAATAAACTTCTTAAAGTTGACAACCCTGGGGCACGTGCTTCCTGTGGTTGTGGCACTAGTTTTGCTTTTGATGAGGAATTATTGGATACATATTAATGAAAGATTTTAATTGGATAATTAATGAGAGTGGTTTACCTTGGCTTGAACTTGATATTAATTTTAATCACGAAACTATGCTTAAAGAAGCCCTCGCTTTAAAAGACAAGTTTGTTAAACATCGCGATAATGATGGTATTGGTGGTTATCGCCATAAAGGCTGGCGTAGTTTAGCAATTCATGGTATTTCCGCTGAAAAAACTAATCATTATGAGCAATATGGTTACAAATCTAATGAGGAAACTCCGTATTGTTGGACCGAAATATCTGGTTTATGTCCTTACACTGTTTCTTTTTTTAAAAATCAATTTCCTTATAAAAAATATTTTAGAGTAAGATTTATGCTATTGGAGCCAGGTGGTTATATCACTCCACATACAGATATGTTTGATAATAGACTATCTCCAATTAATATTGCCTTAAATCACCCAAAAGGCTGTAAAATGAAGATGAAAGGATACAAAGAGTTTGTTCCTTTTAAACCAGGATCCGCGATGTTATTAGATGTAGGTAATGAGCACGCATATATTAATGAGTCTAATGAAGACAGGTATCACATAATTGTTCACGGAGTTAAAGCAAAAAAATTTGAGGACTTAGTAGTTCGTAGCTATGAGAAAAATGGGTATAAATAAAAATTATGTTGTTGGTATCTATGATGATACTAGACACAATAATTTATCTTTAGATCAAAAAAGAAAAGAAATTACTGAGTTTTTTACAAGGTTTAAATATTTCGGTCCTATTGTTGTAAAACAAGACATTAATGAAGTTTTAGACGAAGCTCTAAACTATAACGTTGATTATTGCATAGTTCAATCTATTGGTCACATAATTAAAGATGTATCTTTTTTTACTTTTATTGAAAAATGGATTAAGAATCAAAATTTTTTTGTAACTGGACATATTATGGATAAAGCTAAAAAGAATAAAAACAATCCTGAAGGTGTTAATGGATATTATGGCTTACATAAACAGTGTATGCTTGTCAACCTAAAGTATTATGAAAAATTTGATCGTCCTGTATTTGGTAATAAATCAACAAAAGAAGAATTCGTAACTAAAGCAAATAGACATTCAAAAGATATTCACGATGATTATACGCCTTTATCCTTACGTCCTTCAGAAGATTTAACTATATGCACACCGCTTGTAGATGGGTGGAATTTCATCAACACTAGTTTAGCTAATGACTTAACTGTGTATAATTTTCATCCTAAAATTAGAGAGTCAAAACAATATATTTATCCTACTACCAGTGCTGCGGAGCTAGAACATCAACTATCTTGGATAAACAATATAGTTAGTTTTGCACCAGAGTGTGTATTTTTTTGGAATACTGAGAACTATATTGATTTAAATTATGTCAATATCTCCAAACCTATTAAAAAATTATACTCAGTAGCTGCAAGTTTTAAACCAAATATGATTTTAAATAGATTCGGTTTCGATGAAGATACTGAGCTAGTATTCTATGATTATAGTAAACCTGCACTTGCCTTTAAAAAGTTACTCTTATCGCAATGGAATGGAGAGGATTATCCTGCCTTTTTAGCTTGGGCTGAAGCAAAGTATAATATTAGTGAAACTGGGGGTAATGAGACTGAAACACTGACTAGACAACAACTTTGGGAGCGAGAAATAGGATGGTGGGGATCTGAAAAAGCTATTAAAAATCATTGGGATCAGTATAAAAAACTAAAACACTCATTTGTACATTGTGATATCTGTGAAAATCCAGAAAAAATAACTTCTAATATTACAGATGAACCTAATTCTGTTATTTGGTGGAGTAATGCATTTCATACGGTTAATGCTCAGTATTTGAGAGGGTTGTCAGGAGTTAAAAAATGTTATGAAGAATGGTGCAACGAAATACATAATAAAAATCCAAATATTTGGATTTTAGGAAAAGATTACTTAGACAGGCCTGTTGAGGGAAATCAGATTAAGGATTATTTATATGCTTACAGTTGCGAAGACATTAATTAATTTCGATTTTGATAAGTGGGATAGAATTACTTGGAAAGATCATGACGATTATGATCTAAAGAATTGTGTTGATGCCATATCTTTAAAAAGTTTAGATGGAAGCGTACATAGTTTTTATAGAGAGGGTAATATTGAAAATCCAGAAGACTATAAACATACTGCTTATTACAAACTTTTCAAACCTCTTGTTGATTTTTTTGAAGTAAAAACAACTAGAGTTAGAATTCATAGACAACTACCAGGTAAAAAAACAAAATTACATACTGACGATAATAATGTAGGAATTAAAGATGCATCAGAGTATAATTTAAGACTCTTAACAGCTCTTACAGAAAGTGAGAATTTTATTTATCAGTTTAAAAGTAGTGGTAAACTAGATCAAATGTCTTTAAAAAAAGGTCAATCAGTAATATTTGATCCTGATATTGTTGCTCATGGGATGGTAAACTTTTCAAAAACTGAAACAAGATATTCTTTAATACAGGTATTCAAAGCTTACCCAGTTACCCCTTGGTTAAAAAAATTTATCAATACAGAGCAGATAATAAAACTATGAATATTGATTTTGGAACAGCTTTTCATAAACCTAATGGAAATGCAGTTAAAGTAACAATAAATGAATTTAGAGAAAAACTTTATTTACATATCAGAGAGTACTCAATGGATGGAGATACCGGTCAGTGGTACCCTACTAAATCTGGGTATTCAATTCCTGCAGATGAAGTTAGTTCCCTTATCCCCTTGCTTGAAGACGCAAGTGACGCGGTAGCTCAACGTTATATTTGGAGCACGCAATTAGAATTAGAATTGGAGTAAAAATGAGCATAAAAGCTTGGAATGACGAACAAGAAGCAGAATTAATAAAACTATATGCTGTAGAGGGACAAAAAGACGTTCATAAATTAGCTGAATATTTCTCAAAAGGTTACAGAAGTGTTATAAGTAAATTAGTTCAATTAAAAATATATGAAAAACCTATAGCTGAAGAAGATGATCGTTCTCAAACAGTTAAAGTAATGCTTCGTGAACTAGAGGAAATCCTTGAGATTGAAGTTGATGGTGTCAATCTTAATAAAAAAGAAAACCTTGTTAAACTTCTTAGTGCAATTAAACAAAAGGTTAATTAATGGCAACTAAAAAGAATAGAAATAATAAAGTATGGATGATTCCTGAAGGAGAAAAAAGAAATTCTGCTTCGTACCATTTTATTCATTCAAAAACCATGAATCAATTAAGAAACGGAGTTAAACTTCGTATGAAAAAATATCACCCTAAAACACGTCAACATGTTTGGTTTGTAGAAACAAAAATGCCACCACACTCTAAATAGGAGAACACATGAGAGAAACATATGAACAATATATGGTGAGACGATTACAAGAAGAAGAGCAAAAAGATAAAAAAATTAGTAGTGAATTAGAAGAAAGAGCCTGGAGGGATCTAGAAAAAAGAAATAGAAAGATATATGAATCTCCAGATGGAGGAAAAACTATCTACTCTAGACCTTTTGGAGAGCCTCTTAATCGTGTTGTAATTCAATCTCCAGAGAAACAAAATAACTTATCCAGTGCTACAGATATGGTAAATCATCCTCCTCACTATAATAAAGGTATTGAGACAACTAAATATATTGATTCATGGAATATGGGTTTTTCTCAAGGTAATGTAATTAAATATGTTACTCGATACAATTTAAAACATGAAGATAAACAAAAACAGCTTGAAGATCTCAAAAAAGCTCGTTGGTATCTTGAAGACTTAATTAAAATGGTAGAAAACTCGTAATACTTCGAGTTTTCTATTGATTCTTACTTAATTTCTCTGTTATATTCTTTATATGAATTACAAAGAACTTAAACAACTTATCCAAAAACATAATCATGCTTACTATGATTTATCTGCACCTACTCTGTCTGATGCAGAATATGATAAGCTATATGATCAACTTGAGGCTATAGAATCTGCTCAAGGGTGGAGAGACTATGACTCTCCAACTCTTCATGTTGGCGGTGCAGCTGGTAAAATTACTCATCCTTATAAGTTGTATTCACTTCGCAAAATTTATGAAGGTGAAGAAGAAGTAGAATCTTGGATGGATGTGATTCTACCGAAAATTGATGGTTCAAATCTTACATTAGTTTATCGCAGAGGCAAACTTAAACTGGCAATCACTCGCGGTAACGGCGAACAAGGTGAAGATGTAACTCATCTTGCGGAGTGGATTAAAAATGTTCCTCACCGTATAGACACGGAATTTGATGAGATTGTTGTCAATGGTGAGTGTGTAACAGATAATGAAGTTGAAAACTTCAGAAACTATGTCTCAGGCGCACTTGGGTTAAAATCTGCTCATGAGTTTAAAGATAGAAATATTAATTTTATAGCACATGATTGGCTTGGAGTTGATATGGACTATAAACCTCGTATGAAAATTCTAACAGCAATGGGATTCTTTACAGTTCTAGAAGAACGTGCATGGAATTATCCAAAAGATGGAACAGTATATCGCTGTAACTCATATGTAAAATCACAACAGCTCGGATATACTTCTAAATATCCACGATTTGCTGTAGCTCTCAAAAAGCGTATGACAGAAGTTGCTATCACCACTCTACAAGACGTATTGTGGGTTGTAGGTCGCACTGGAACTGTAAACCCTACAGGAGTTATAGATCCTGTTGTGATTGATGATGCTACTATTTCTCGTGTCACTCTTCATAATATAGGTATTATTGAGGAACACAATTTAGGTTTAGGTGATCTAATTCAAATCGAGCGTGCTGGCGGTGTTATACCAAAGTTTATTGGTGTAATGCAACACTCTCAACACGGTATTAAGATTACAAAAAATCACGCAGAAGAGACTATTGGTCAGCAAACAAAACGAGATGGTCCTAGACTATTGGTTGCAGATCGTAATAACATTAACACATCAAAAGTTTTGGAACACTTTATCAAGACTATTGATATTAAAGGATTAGGACCTGCCTCTGTTAAGAGAATGGGACTAACACACCCAGTTGACATATTTGATGATCAACCTTGGGCAAAACTTGGTGCTAACGGTGCCAAAGTCGAAGCTGAGATTGAAAGAACAAAAACCAAACCTTATGATATTGTTCTTGCTTCCCTTGGCATTCCTGGAGTTGGTAGACGTGCTTCTAAATTAATTATAAGCAAGATTCCAGCATTCAGAAATCTAAGAGATATTGAAACCACAGAAATAAAAGGTATTGGCCCTTCTACTGTTGATTCAGTTTTATCTTGGTTAGACGAAAACGAAGAGTGGGTTTTAACCTTGCCTCTTCAACTAGAACAAAATGTCACGGTTGAAGAAACAGTTGGAGCTCCTGCTCGCAAAGTGTGTATTACAGGAAAGCTGGATATGACTCGTGGTGATCTTGCAGATTGTCTCGAAAGCAAAGGATTTAAAGTAACATCAACAGTCACAAAAGATTGTTATGCTCTTATTACAGGCGGTGATACAACATCGTCTAAATATAAACGTGCTGTTACTCTTGGTGTAACCATTATTGATTATTGGTCAAGCCAAAAAGAAGTCTTAAGCGGTGATTTTTAATAAAAAGAAAAATAACCAAGTCACCAAATGCTGTCATATTTCAGTTGCTTATTATAAAGTTTTTCTGTAATATCTCTATATAAAGTCAAGAGATTAAGAAAACTCTTGAAAATTCAACAAAACTTAATGTTCGAGGGGAACAATACATGTCTAAGTTTGAATATACTGATGAAATGGTTACTCGTATGCACGATGTTGCAGATTCAGGAGTAACTGAAGATATCATCGAATCACTGATGGGTGAGTTCGATTTTCCACGTCGGTCAGTCACAGCAAAGCTTCGCAAGCTGGGCTATGACGTACCAAAGAAGCCAGGTGCAGCACCTGTATTCTCAGCTGATGAAACTGATGCTCTTGCGTCATTTTTAGAAGCTAACTCTGGTAACATGACTGCTGAAGAAATTGCTGATTCTTTCATGGATGGCAAATTTACAGCACGCCAGATTAACGGTAAGGCTCTTTCGCTGGAAATGACAGCTCATGTCAAGCCAGCTGAAAAGAAAGTAACACCACGCACCTACACCGATGAAGAAGAAGCCACAATCACATCTATGGTTGAAGGTGGATCTTATCTCGAAGAGATTGCAGACGCAATGAATCGTTCTGTTAACTCAATCCGTGGTAAACTCTTGTCAATGGGTCTTAAGGCTCCTCAGCGTGATAAAAAAGCTGTTAAGTCTGATCCTTATGAGGGTATCGAAGATATGCTTGAGCAAACTGTTGAAGAAATCGCAACCTCATTCGACAAAACAGTTCGTGGTGTAAAAACTGTCCTGACCCGCCGTGGTCTGAGCTGTGCAGACTATACGCCAAAAGCTGCAGGTGAGTAATCACCAATCTTAACTTTCTGATTGTTAAGGAGGGATGGTGGTAACACCATCCCTTATCTTTTTATGAAATCTTTCTTACTTGATGAACTTGAAGAATCAACTATTGATGCCATATTATCCTTACCCCCTAAGGCAAGAGTTGATTATTATAAAAAACTAGCTAAAGCATATTTTCCTGATGTTCTTGAAGGATCAGAAGAATATACAGATATTCTTGAAACTTACAACTCCTCCTTCTATCTTGAAAAAATGTATAGAACAAATAAGTTTTTTAATGAAAAGTTTACTGTTGTATATACAGATAAAGGTTTCATCCGTAATATCATCGCAGACGTATATTTCGCAGATGATGACCTCATAACTCATTAAATGATATCTTGCTTATTGCACTCACTTATGTTATTATTAGTAATAATAACAGGAGATATCTATGGCAGAAATCACAGAGGCAAAAATTCGTCAAGCTATCTGGATGATTAAAGCAAAAAAGACTAAAAAGTCTATTTGTGAACATCTTGGTATTGCTTATAATACTAAACGTCTTGATCAAATTATAAAAGACTTCCACGACAGACAAGAACGTGAAGCTGATTTAAAGAAAAAAGCTCGTTCAAAGATTTTTTCAAAAACTGAAAAGCAATCTATTGCAGATGATTATCTAAGCGGTGATTCTCAATCTGCTATTGCTAAACGCAACTATATTTCTCCACAACGTGTTAAGAACATTCTTATGGAAATGAATGTTCCTATTCGTGCTCGCGGAAAAGGCAAAGCCGCAAAAGTAGATCATGTAGTACAAGATCTTGAGGTTCGTTTTAATAAAAATGATAAAGTGTTTTACGCTCCTGAAAATTGCTTTGCAACAGTTCGCGAAGTATATGATGAAGAGTATCTTGAATACCTTGAAAACGGTAAACAAAAATGGATAGAGCTTGCTCCGTTTAATCCTGACCCAAAAACTGGTTTATGCGGTAAATTTGCTGAACCAGAAAAAGGAGTTCATTACGAAATATATTGGCTTCTTGAAGGACAACAATTCGCTACATGGAAAATTGATTCTCTCTTGCTACATCGTCAAAAAATTGATAAAGTAATTGAAGAAACTGGTAGAGAATCTTACTTAATCTATAAAAACGATGATTATGGTGGATATAAAACCGTAACTCGTGATAAACTTTTCCCTGTTAAGGCTGGTTAATGGCAATTGACTTACAAAAGCTAACTCTGCGTAGATTACTTGATACGCAGAGTAATGATCTATACTCTAAATTATTAAATCAATACTTTACTGGTATTAATTCTGTACTTTATGATAAGATAAAATCTTTTTATAAAGCCAATACTCGTCTGCCTTCTACGGACGAGATTCTAGCATTGCGTAAGGATATAGGTCTTCAAGAGTATATTGAAAACCAAATCTGCGCAGAAGATAATAAAAACGATCAGATTCATGATGAGTTTTTAGTAGCTCAATTGCAAGACTATTATATTCGAGACGAGACTATCGATTTTATGGATAAGCTTGTAGACGATCTTGATGACTTAGAAAAAGTAGAAGTGGTTGATAAATTTCAAAATCATCTTTTACACTTAAACCAAGCAATTCCGCACGATGACGAGCTTTATGATGTGGCAGAGCTAGATTTCTTTCCCGCAGAAGATGATTTTAGAATTTACCCTTCAGGATTATCTGCTGAGTTTGATTCTGTTAATGGTGGTTTTGCGACACAAGAACTTATTTTATTAGGCGGTCGTCGTGGTTCTGGTAAGTCTATCATCTCTCTTAACCTGGCTCTGAATAGATTTTTACAAGGTAATACAACCGCTTTCTTTACTATCGAAATGCGATACAAAGAGGTGTATGATAGAGTTTTATCAATTGTATCAGGTGTTCCGTTCTTGGATATTTTCAGAAATCAGTTGAATGATACTCAAAAAATTCAATTAGCTAAAGCTAAATTTGAAACTTTCTATAAACCATCTGACACTGTAGATGAATTGTTAAAACACTTAGAATATACAAAAGATTTCAAGAACTTTGAAAAGAGAGTGAAAATTGAGAAACCTGAGATGACAGATCACAGATTATTTATGATCGATGATGAATCTCTAACTCTCAATCGTATTGATCATTATTGTAATATGTTTTCCTCAAAGTATCCTAATTTTAATATGGCTGTAGTTGATTATGTAAATATTGTTAAACATGATAATCAAAAAGACTGGCAAACTCAAATTACAATAGCAGATAATCTAAAATCTTTATCTCGTAAATACGATATTACTATGATATCTCCTTATCAAATTGATGCCACGGGTGAAGCTAGATTTGCTAAAGGTATTCTTGATTCAGCTGATAGAAGTTTTAATTTCTTTCCACCCCCTGAGACAGATGATAGAACTCTTGAAAATAAAATCACAATTCATACAACTAAAATGCGTAACGGCAGACATATGAGCTTTGATGTTCATATGGATTGGTCTTGTGTTAAAATTAATCCTAATATGTCGGAAGTTGTTAGTGAAAAACCTCACGCAGCAGTAAAATTTGGATCAGATAAAAAGGAAGGATCACAAGATTTATGAAACAAAAACTAGATAATCTCAAACAATTGATGAAAACTGGTTATTACAGAAAGAACAATCAAGAGGTGTGGGATATCTACCTACAACTATTAAGATTTTGGGGAGTTCTTTCTAAGGAAGAAAGAAATTTCTTAGATCAAACAAAAAGTATTTTATTAGGTAAATAATGGATTTAGTAGACTTATTAAATAAACGTGGAATCGAGTACCGTAAAACAAATAATCCTGCAGAGATTCTTATTTCATGTACAAGCGGAGAGCATGTAGATAAATCTCCAAGTCTTTCTTATAATCTTGAAAAGAATATGTTTCACTGCTGGAGTTGTGGATTCTCTGGTGGTATAACTAAATTTATGCAGTCTATTGGTGAGACTGTTATTGTAGATGTTGATAGTAAACAACCTTATAAAATTAAAAAGTTAAAAGAAAAAATTAGAAAACTTATTGAGATAGACGAAATTCATCTACCAGAAGAACGTCACACATATGCTGGAGAATTCAAAGGTATTAGCGGGGGAGTCATGAAAGAGTTTCAAGCATTTACAACTCAACACCTCGGACTGAAAGATTACATTTGCATACCTGTATATCAATTTGGTAAACTTAAATTTCTAGAGGGAAGATATGCGGGCATGGTTTCTGGTAAGCCAAAATACTATCGTAGGCCACAAGGCACTTCTGTATCAGAAATTTTATTTCCTTTAGATAAAATCAAAAACACAAACTATATAATTTTAGTAGAGGGTATATTTGATATGTTAAATATGTGGCAACTTGGGTATAAAAATACCCTGTGTATCTTTGGTGCTTCAAACTTTAACCGTAAAAAGCTTGAAGTTCTTGATAGAATCGGGGTAACTCGTGTAGATATCCTTATGGATCCTGATGCTCCGGGACAGATGGCTGCTACAAAGATTGCAGATCTTCTTAACACTCGTGATATTTACTCACGTAACATTAAACTACCAGTAGGCGTAGACCCAGGGGAATTGACACAACGGCAAGCGGAGGCCTTTTTAAAATGAGTGATGTATGTTTTGTTTTTGCTAGTGCAGCAGAAAAAGATCCTAATAAAATTATTGATAAATACTTATCAGGAATAGACTATGATGTAAAGTTTTTACACGATGGCGCAAAAGAAAAAATCCTGAAAAAAGATATTGATTTAGATATTGAAAACGAATTAAAAGATTATAAGATTTTATGTCCTGTCGGAGCAGACTCGTTAAAGTATGTAGCTGGTATGACCGGTGTTCAAAAATATAATGGTGTGTTTATTGAGAAGAAGTATTTACCCATTATGCACCCTAATATTACTGTTATCAAACCACAGCTAGATGACGAAATTAAACGTGCTTTTGCACAAATTCCAAAGTTGTTGTCTGGAGAAGATCTCGTCACACATGAAAAAGATTATTGTTTTATTGAAACTGAAGCACAGTTTGAACAATATAAACAAGAACTAGAAGATGCGCCAACTCTTGTAGTCGATATTGAAACTACTTCAGTATCTCCTATGACAGGGACAATTCTTGGTATTGCTATATCAACACGTCCACATCAAGGTTTATATGTATCTATAGACGTTGTAAATGCGCATAAACAGTGGTTTCATATGTTATTTGCAAATCGCATGTGTATCTTCCACAACTCAAAGTTTGATACAAACTATATGGAGACAGAACTAGGTTTTGAGTTCCCTAATTATCACGATACAATGTTGCTTCACTACTGTTTGGAAGAAGCTGTTGGAACTCACGGTCTCAAACCATTAGCCCTAAGATTTACAGATCTTGGTGATTACGAGCGAGAACTTGACGAGTATAAAAAGAACTGGGCACGTAAAAATAAGGTTAAGCTTGCTGATTTTAACTATGGCATGTTACCAAGCGATATTCTTGCACCTTATGCCTGTAAAGATGCAGATGCGACATTCCAACTGTATATGAAGTTCTGGCCGTTGGTGAGTAAGAGTGAGGAGTTTTTATCACTATACAAAACTATTCTATTGCCCGCAACCCATGCTATGAAAAGACTTGAGAAAAACGGCGGTCCTATTGATACTGACCAGCTAACTGCTTTAACTGAACAATATAAAATTGATATGGAAGAGTGTCTTGAAGAAATTATGATGCATGAAGCAGTGCAAAGATTTGAGCGTACTCAAAGTAAAGATTTCAATCCAAACTCAACTTACCACCTTCGTGAGTTGTTCTTTAATATTCTTAACATGAAAGTAACAAAAAAGACTGATACAGGTGCCCCCTCTACAGACAAAGAAGTTCTAGCTAATATGGGACATCCATTAGCAGATGCGATTCTTGATCTTCGTGAAAAGACTAAGCTTGCTGGAACTTACATTTCTAATATTAGAAACGGAGTAGACTATGACGGTAGATTACGTAGTGGTTTTAATATTCATGGGACCACCTCTGGTCGGTTATCTTCTAGCGGTAATCTTAACTACCAAAACATACCACGAGACAACAAAGACATTAAAAAGCTTTTCAAAGCACGTCCAGGATATAAAATTATCCAGTGTGACCTTGGCACGGCAGAGGTTTACTATGCTGCTATGCTCTCTGGTGATCAGTTTTTACAAAAAGCTTTTATTGATAAACTCGATTTTCACTCGTATGTTGCAAAGCAAATGTTCAACTTATCAGTTGATGTTGATCAAGTTAAAAAACAATACCCAAATGAAAGACAATATGCAAAAGCAATTACCTTTGGAATTATGTACCAGGCAGGTCCCGCGAAGATTGCCGAAACAGTAAACAAAGATGCGAAAGCTGGAGAAGAGATCTCGATCGCACAATCCCGACAGTTCATTCAAAAATACTTTAATGAAGCTAAAGCTCTCAAAAAGTTTATTGATGGGTCTAACCAACAAATTGAGAATCATGCCTTTATCTACTCTTTCTTTGGTAGAAAGCGTAGACTTCCAGAAGCTAAATCACCGAATCAAGGTGTATCTAAACATGCTATCCGTTCAGGTGTAAACTTCTTAGTTCAGTCTGTTGCTTCTGATATCAACGTACTGGGTGTAATTGATCTTGTTCATTGGATTGAAGATAACGATTATCTTGAAGCGATTCGTCCTTTTACAGTTGTTCACGATTCAATCGTATCAGAGGTCAGAGAAGATCTAGTTGATGAATACATTGAAAATACTCGTCGTTGTATTCAAAAAGACCGTGGCTTATCTATTCCAGGTTGTCCTATTAAGGTAGATTTCGAAGTTGGTCCTAGCTGGGGTGAACTTGAAGAACTTTAAGTTAATCAAGTTTCCATTCTTTGGTTTATACAAGAAACCAGAAAACATTTCTTTTACCTTAGATAAGATATTTATTAATAAAACTCTCTCAAGCCATAAAGAAACAGTTGATGATAAATCACTGACTGGAGATTATTTTGCTAGACTTCTACAATTAGATAGAAGAATAAACTTTGACTGCACTTGTAAAGATTTACAGCAACTAGTATTTCAGCGTCCTACATGGGGGATGGACGCTGACGCTAAACCTTTTGACTTATCTGAAAGAAGCTATCACACTTCTATAAAAAGAAAAGTGGTTAAAACTGTAGACAATTTAATCTGGATAAATAAAATATCCTACCCTTTTCACGTTCCAACTCAAGAAGAGCTTTCCTTTGATATTGAGTCACTCTACGCTGTGATGATTAGTATAAATGATGAGTGGTATATTAAACAGTTTACTATTGATAACAAAGACGTGAACGTTAGAAAGAAGATTTTACTATGAACAAAGCCAAAGTAAAAAATATTCTAATCGCAGATAAAATTTATATTAAAAAGAAAGATGTTGAAGATGCAGATAAACTTTTGCAATTATATACCTATGACAATGGAGATGAATTTCTCTCCACCATCTCAGAAGACGATGAATACTATATTGTACCGTCAAACTCATACCACAAACTTGATTGGGAAGAAATTGAAGACCAGAGAAACTTTGTTCCAATGGAAGAATCCCATAAGTTTTCGGGCAAGCTGCGGTGGGAACAACAAGAAGTAGTAGACAAGTTTTTTAGTAGAGGTAGAGCTAGATCAGGTATTTTACAAGCCCCTTGTGGTTGGGGTAAAACATTTACAGGGTGTGAGATAATATCAAAGAATAACACTCAAACACTTGTAATGGTTCACACAAAGCTTTTATTTCGTCAATGGATTGAAGAATTAGAGAGGCAACTACCAACAGCTAAAATAGGTAAAATTGGTGATGGATTATTTGATGTACAAGATATTACTGTAGGCATCTATAAATCAGTTTATAACAGAAGAGATGAGCTGAAAGACAAGTTTTCCGCTGTGCTTGTTGATGAAGCTCATCTCTGCCCTGCTGAGATGTTTTCAACAGCTCTTAACTCACTTAACGCTAAAATAAAGATAGGAATCTCAGCCACCCCAAAACGCAAAGATGGTAAGCATGTATTCTTAGCAGACTATTTTTCACCATACATGGTAGAAGCTCGCGACCCAAGGCAGTTACAAGACCCAGTAGTTCAAATTAAACGCACAGACTTCCGGTTTCCAGTAATCGATCCGAAAAGAGACTGGTCGCGCCAGTTGAACCAACTTTGCTTC